GAGGATCTGCATATATTATGCTGAATTTAGAGTGAAGCGGCGACTGCAAGAATAAAGCACACGCCGTAGAATGCGGCTAAGGCAATGGCGGGGGTCACAATTGTTTACTCCGAGACTGTCTAAAGAAGTACATATTGGTTAGCCATACGGCCCGACTTATTTTTATGTTGTAAGCCGCTTTTTGTTATTTGTTTCTTACGTTCCAGTTCGCTCATTCTTCGCCATACGGAATACCCGATCAAAGTGCCAATCTGTTCTGCTGTTAAAGGCTGTTGGTTCTGTTTAAGCACGGTAAGAATTTGCTGGTGTTGGTGCTCAAGTTTCCCGTCCATGCTTGAGGCAGCATCATGGCTGGTTTGTGGGTCTTCCCTTCGGGCTAGGGTTGTGGGGTCAAATTCATTTTCCATGATTACCTCCTGTTTGAAATTTCAAACAACATAAGTAGGGGTCAGAACTTTTCTCCCATAGCTTTTTCCAGCAAATGCGTAAACTGCCCTGATATCGTGCGGTGGTTTTCCCGCGCCATCTTCTTTAGTTTTCTGTACGCAGTAATCGAAATCACTACGCTTTTCCATTTTCTCGGGTCCATTTTTTAATCCTCTTCTGGGATAATACGAGATATGTCTTTAAAGTCAACCTTCTTCAGGTCTCCCCAAGAGGGGCCGAGCGAGATATCGCAGGGCGTTGGCACCTGAAGCGGGGCCCCCTTTTCCATGACCAAGCACAGGCTTTCTGCTTCTTTCTGGTCCTCTACGGAAAATGCCAGTTCATCGTGGATTTGAACCAGCGGAACTCTCCCGGTCTGCTTGTGTACCTCCACCATCGAAGCCTTGGTCTGATCAGCCGCGCTGGCCTGTATCAACCTATTGAGGGCTCTATAAGTGTAGGCCCGTTTTATATTGTCGCCGTATTCTATCAGTGCTTGCTCTTTTTGGAGCGCCTTCGAGGAAAGAAAAAGATTGGGTTCCCATAAATTAAACCGGCACTTACGGCCTAGCAGGGAGCGGATGAAACCAGAGCCAGCCTTCTTGGATACTTGCCTTTGGACGACCTCTTGCAGTTCCTTAACAAAGGGGACATCAGTATGGTACTGGGCCATGAGCCGTTTAGCGTCATCAGTGGAAACATCTAGCTGCTCCGCGAGCCGGGTCTGTCCCATCCCGTACATCAGTGCCAAGTTGATAGTCTTTGCCTGAGATCTCGGAAGGTCACAGATATCTGCAACCTTCTGGTGGAAATCCGTTTTCGGATCGGTAGCATACGCTTTGACAAAGTCAGCCGCTCCAGTGAGACCTCCCTTCGTTAAGCTGGCATAGTGAACCAGTATCCGGGGCTCCTGCTGGTCGAAATCAAGAGAAGCCCACTGCTGGTTTTCTTCCGGCAGAAATAACCCTCGTATCATTTTGGCAATGACCGGGTTGCGGGAAGGTATCTGCTGAAGGTTCGGGTTCGCCATGCTGATGCGCCCGGAGACGGTGCCCCCGCCATCAGAGCGCAGTTGGTTGATGTGGCCGTGGATGCGGCCTTTTTTCTCGTACCTGAAAATGCTGGACAGGAAGGTGTTTCCTATTTTGTCGATTTCCCGCGCTTCTGCGATCTTCTGGGCCATGGGATGCTCATGGTACTTTAGAAAATTCTTGGTGAAGGACGGCATTCCCGTCTTGGTCCGGGAGTAGGGGACGGATAGTTTGTCGAATACCTTGGCGATGGAAGCAGCGGCCCACAGTTCGATGTCAAGACCGGTCTCCTCTTTGACACTCTTCAGACACCCCTTTACGTGTTTCATCAGGTCTGCCTGAAGTTTCTCTGCGCGGTCTAAATCAACACGAACTCCCTGCCACGTCATATCAATACACAGGGGGAGAACCTCTGTTTCGAGATCAAATATCTGCCACAAATCCTCCTGCGAAAGGAGGGCCTTGAAGTGTTGCCACAGGTTCAAAGTTAACTGGGCGTCAGCTTCGGCGTACTCTCCGACAAACGCTGCCGGGAGCTTGTATATTTCTCCTTTGGGATCTACCCCGAATTCCTGCGCGGCTTCTCTCAACGCCGCTTCAGATTTCATTTCACCCAGATATTCATATGCAACCGCGTTCAAACTGTAGGACTGACGGTTCTCGTTGATGAGTGGTGCAGCTATCATGGCGTCAATCAGACGGCCCTCTACTTTAATCCCCAGCCTCCGGAGCCAGCCAACGTCGTATGAGGCGTTGTAAAATATCTTGTCGCAGGGGTAAGCTGCGATTTCTTTTTTAAACCACTTGATGACATGACGCCTGTCCAGGTTGCCACCACCCTCATGGCCGAAAGGAAAGTAGGATTTGAATCCTTCGTAGGCTATGGCTATGCCTACCACATCACCGTTTCCGGTAGGCCATCCGGGGCCGTGAGTCTTGAGCCGTGGGTCTTTGGTCTCCAGATCTATTGCTATCTCCTTGATGCCGTCAGGAGTAATCGGCATTTCCTCGACAAGAACCCACTCGGTCTTGATACCAAACTTAGGCTTTTTAAGATTCTTTTTCATCATCCCAATATCCGGGGCATTCAAACTGGTCTCGTTGCTCTCTACTGACAGGATAGTTACGACATACGTTGGGCCGTAATTCATGTATGGTGCAATGCCAGTTATCTTTGCCTATTTTCTTGACCCACGGGCAAATTCCAGAGGTGACTTCATCTCCTGTTTTAGGATCTATCCATAAGTCAGCAGTGCGGGATTCTCCATCCCCCCAATTAAGGATATATGCGGTGTCCAGAATATCCTGACGGTCTGCATCTTCCCATCTTTGAAGGTCTTCCTCTTGTGCGAATAAGGTTCCCATATAAGGCCCGTAGGTACAGCATTTACCGCAACCTGTACAATTAAAGGTTTCACGATTTTTTATTTCTTCCTGAATTAAAAGTTCTATCTCTTCAGGAAGTCTAGGAATTGAAGGAACTACATTGGTTGGGTTTTCAAAGTTCTTCTTCATGCGTCCTGCACTCATAGGCTACTGCGGCATACCCAGCGCCGTCCGTGTAGTCGTCTTCATTAAGAGCGCCCAGTTTTCTTCTGGCAATTTTTAAAAGCTCCATCATGTTGGCGACATCCGTGGCACTAATGTGGTTTTTGCCAAGCTTCTGCCATAAATAACCTGTCCATAGCTGGGCGATATTTTCATGGTTGATCCACATGTTCCCGTGCTGATCCGCCCGCGACGTTCCAATAAGTTCGGAAGCCTTTTCCAGTATATCCGAGCCCTTCATATATAATACTCCTCATCTGAACGGGCAGACCCAGCTTTGTAGCCAAATCTATGCCTTGTTGCATTCCTTTGGTGATTCCAAAGTCCATGTATACTGCTACAACGTCAGCGTTCTCATACCAGTGTTGGGACAGGTCGATCCCTCTTTCACGTTGGGGAGGATCATCATCGTCGAGAACCTGTGTGTAAAGAAGATGAAAAGCTATAGGGGATTCATCCATCATCAGGCTATGGTGCATACATCTTTGAGCATAACACCTGTTGCGTTCCTTGTTGTTTCCTCCGTAAGGGCTTTCCAGAACAACTTTCATATCATCCAACCCCTTTGCGAATCTTCCGGGAGCTTCAGAACAAGATTTTGTTTGGTGCGCGTTACTCCTACATATAGCACCCGGTAAGCGTCGTCAGGATTCCGTGACATCTCCTCAAGCGCCTTCCCTGTTAGATCCAGATAAAGAAGAACGTTGTCAGACTCTCCTCCCTTTGCGCCGTGAATGGTGGAAAGTTTTATCGTGGGTTTGGAATTCAGATCCACGCCACGGTTTACCAGAGCGGTTGCGTAAGCGCGGTCTTCGTCCCTGATCTTGTCGAGAGCTACATCCCATGAACCTTCCGCTTCAAGGCCAAAGCTTTCTCGTAACGCATACAGGCTGAAGAAGTCGTTTTCATCGGCTGATTTTAAAAGCTTCTTGGCTCCCCTTTCCAACTGCCCGTCACTGGCGGATATGTGGTCATAAAGGTTGAGAGCTTCGCGGTGCGTAATCTCACGGCTGGTTCCGGAATTAATGTAGTCCCATGATGAAATAGCGGTGCGGATCTTCTTACTGAGGGAGGGGTTTCCGTACCGCTCAAAAAACTGCCCGCTGGATTTCAGGTGACCGGCTATCTCATCGAGCATGTAATTTGCTTGGGCGAGAACAAGCCACTCTTCTTCTTCAAACTCAATTCCCCAGAAGTCGTAAGTTCGGCTGACGGACCCTTCTTCCGGGCGCGGCGACCAGTCCTTTTTCTGTCGTTTTTTTATACGTCGGGTAATGGAATCTGCCACGCGGAAAACGCTGCGTGGGATACGGTGCGATTGGGACAGAACTTCGGAGCCGCCTTCAAGACCTATGAAATGGTTTATGTCTGCGCCAGCCCAACGGTATATCCCTTGGTCGTCGTCCCCCGCTATGAACATACGGTCTGTGTTTTCATTAATAAAATGTGCAATCTTCCATTGAAGCGGAGTTAGGTCTTGTGCTTCGTCCAGAAAAACAACTTTAAAAAGCGGAATATACGATGGGTTTTCGGACAAGTCCACCAACATATCGGTGAAGTCCTTGAGTCCATTGTATTTTTTGAATTTCTCGTACTCCTCGAAGATGTGGTTGAATTCGTAAAAGGCAATAAAAAGATTACTGATCCGGTAGGCAGCCTCGGGGCCTTGGAGCGTGGACCGCGCTAAATCCATACAGCGCATGACCGGATGGTTCGACCTGAACATTATAAAACCCTCGTCTTCGATTTTCCCGGAGCCTGTGGTTAAGTCCACTCCAACTTTTTCGCTGAACTCTCGAAGATGGGACTCTTTTAAAATCTCGGACGAATTGTAGCCCATCAGAAGGAAGGCGAGGCTATGCAGGGTGCGGAAATAGGTGAAGTCTTCGTCGGGGTCCAATTTGAAGCGGGCTACAGCCCTGTCCCGTGCTACATTACTTGCTTTCCGTGTGAATGCAAAATAGCCTATGTCATTGGGTGAAACTCCCTCAGACATGAACTTTTCCACTTGATTGAGAAGCGTGGTTGTTTTCCCGGTGCCGGGAGGGCCAAAATATCTCAGCATTCTCTGTTAATCCATAAGGCTTCCAGTTCATACCCCAAAGACAGAAGAATTTTTTCCACTCTGTAAATGGAAAGGTGACGAGCCTTGGTTGTGTTCTCGTATTCCGCAATAGTACGCTGCGGTATTCCGCATCTGCGCGAAAGCTGCCGTTGAGAGAGCCCGGATTCTTCTCTGATATTTTTAAGAACGCGGGCCCAGTGGAGTGGAGGTTGAGTCAAAATGGAATCTCCTCGTCTTTGTCTTCAAAATGGGAACTGAATTCATCTTCAATAGGAGCGAAGGCGGGCACCGACCAGCATCGAACAGTGCGGCCCTTTATTTTTAGTTGCTCCGCATAACCTTCAATGTCCCTGAGACGTTGGGCTATTTTATTGGACTTGTATTCAAAAAACTTGTTTCGTTTTAAATAAGCTTCGAGGTCTTTAAGTCTGAAGTAAGTGCGGTTGTCTTTTTCGTTGGTCCATGGGCGACGAAGCAAGATCTCTTCCCTGTCGAGAGCACTCTGCATATGCGTGGAAAACTCTTCCAGAAGGTCATAAAACTGACCTCTGATGCTGGTGTCGTCGGGCGTTTGTATAACTGCACCTTCCGTATCTATCATCGAAGTAAGAAGAAGATTCATCTGCGCTTCCCAAGCCGGTTTGCTGACTGTTCGCGGCATAAAATTTATCTGCTCCATGCAAAGGATCTGGAACCGGTCCTGTTTCTGGAGGGCTTGTGTGTCCAGTTCCACCGGAGAGCCGTTCACGTCCAGAAACCACAGGGGAGGTTCAGTGTCATATTTTCTGAGGTTGGCGACCGTTGGTGTGTTAGCGCCTCCTCCAACACCGTGCTTGCGGCTTCGACAGAGATCACGGTTGCAGAAATTGCAGATGGGTTGGTCGGCACATTTGTATTGGTAATCTTTTTTCTTCAGTTGCTCCGCGACGATGTTGACTTCATTCAGGTCGAGAGGAGGGTCCATCATGGCTTGGTTATATTCAAGTATTTTTTGTTCCCAATCGTCGGGGAAAGCTTTTCGGACGTACACACCAATATTAAAGAGACCGTTGTTTCTGGTCCCCTCCGGGAACCCGTGACGGATAAGAGCCTGTAGGCAGGGAGGTCCTTCCTTGAGACGCTGGTCTACGGCCTCTGACTCCTGAGACAAGATAGCTTCGAGTTCGGCTTTCGTTATTGCAGATTTCTCAGCGGCATCCAGAAACTCTTCCAACGTAGCTGCTTCACCGTTCTCCTTGAAAGCATAACGCAGTCCGTTCTCATGGTCATAATAAGGGAGGTTTAGAAAGTTTCCTATGTCGCCGCGCTCAAGAACCAGTTGGATCTGTTTCGGGAACACTTCAGTATTATCGGCGTAACCTATTTCGCCAGCGATCTCTTTGAGCTTGTTCTGAAGAATTTCAGCAGACACGGGTTCTTTTAAAAATACGTAGATGTGGCCTCCGCCGCTTTTACTGCGGCAGACGACGAGAGGAAAGTTGAGGGCAGTTATTTTTTTGACCAGCTTGGGATGGTCCAACGGATACATGTCAACATCGATAGCTCCCCACCAGCATTTACTGTCTTCGTTGATGGGAATGATGCCGACACTTTGTTCGCCGTTCAAGTGGGCTGCAAAGGTAGCTCTGGTCCGTGGTTCACGAACAATGCGAGCTTTACCTTTGGCCTTACCGTTCGCGGCCTTGTCTATGATATCAAAGGTGCCGTATGCCTTGTCTAATCCCCTGAACAGACGGGCAAATCGTTTGATGTTTTCCGTTTCCATGAAAAGAAAAGGGGGAGTTTCCTCCCCCTAGCCCGATTAAAACGGGATTTCGTCATCACGGGAGTCTTCCTCACGAACATGCTGAACTTTTACCTGTCCCGCTTTTATCGACCCCGCAAACAATCTTGCTTCTTCATAGAGATTTGTGTCTTCCAGAGGACTGTCCTTCTCGATGACCCACCCATGCCATGACCCGTTTTTATTTTCCTCCGAGGTCGTCGTGAGGTTCCACATATGTGAGAACCGGGGTGGTACAAAAAGGGCACCTTTTGCGTCTTTCATTTTTAACGCCCTCATAGCAGAATTCCACTGCTTCGACTTTTTGAACTGTGTCGATTTCATAGGTAACAAGGCTTGCTGAGTCATGCCGTCCCCATCAACAACAAGAACATAATGCTGCGCGGTACGCTCAAGATAGCGGCCTTCTCCATCTGTAACATAATCCTTGTTGTCTTCACCACGCTTGGTATCTGGAAGTTCTTCACCAGCCGCGTAAATGTGGTGGGGCGCTCCTGTTCCAGAACCTCTCGGCTCCCATTCAATATACTGAAGGGTGTAAGCACAGTTGATGACCTGAATTCCATCCTTGCCATGAGCGATTTCCTTGGTCACCGTATTATAAATGTCACCCGCTTTGGCATCATCTAACTCCTCCAACTCGTCCGACATTTTCTGTAAGATTTTAATAAAAGGTATCGCCAGATCTTCTGAACCAAGATCATCAACTCCAACCCCGGCATCACTGGCAAACATGTCCGCAGACATGACGGCGACAGCTTTTGCGCCATTACCCTTTTTAGTCTTAGACACTTGTTTTTGAGCCATTTACTTACTCCTTGTGATAGTTGCTCGATTTGCGATATACGCGCCGAATAAATCTAGCGGGACGGCGTTGCCCGCTTCCACTTGCTCCCGTAACCATCCTTTCAAAGTCATAGGCTCGACTTTTTCAAGTTGGACGGGATCAAATCCATTTGATCTTACAAGTCCTTGAAACTCAACGGCTTTTTCGTCTTCTCCACGGCCAAATGTAACTGTTACGTTGTTCTTGACCAGGTCACCGAACCCATGTTCGCGCAGCCAATCGTAGGCTTCGTCACGCCGGTCTCTCGGAATCGACGCAGAGTAGACAGGCTTGATGGCAATCTCACTGCCGTCAAGAAGGGTAAACTTCTGAAGGTTCATTTCCTCCAGAGCTTCCGGCAGCCGTTCGTCTGTAATTTTATGAAGAGCGGCTTTCTCTGCCTTGAGTTCTTCTTCCAGACCGGAAATATTTTTTTCGTGAGAAGCCGCTTCACGGGCCAGCCGCGCAACGGCGTCCAGTTTAGTGTCGTTGAGTTTATCTAGCTGGTCTTCTGTCTGTCCGGAATCGGACATCATTTGGGATATTAAATCGCTCACAGCACTTTCTCCTTGTTCATTCATCGGCGGTTGACTTAACCGTCAATAACCCTTATATGGGTATTTATCGGAGATTGCAAGAGTTTATTTAATGGAAGATTATAAATTCAAGACAACGCCTTACGCTCACCAGCGGAAAGCCTTTATGTTGAGTGCCCAGAAAAAGGTTTATGCCCTTCTGATGGACATGGGAACTGGGAAAACTAAAGTATGTCTTGATACCATTGGGCACCTGTTCGAGAAACAGGAAATCGACTTCTCTCTTATTGTAGCACCAAAGGGTGTCATAGCCAACTGGCTAGGTGAGATTGAAACTCACCTCCCGGATCGTATTGAAAGAGAAATTGTTCTCTGGAAACCTTCGCTTACTAAAAAATTCAGGGAAGAACTTAAAGATTTAAGTAGCCCTTCTTCGGGGAAGCTGAAGTTTTTGCTGATGAACGTGGAATCTTTTAGTTCAAAAAAAGGCGTTGGTGTGGCGGAATACTTCATTAAAAACTTTAAGGTCTTTATGGCTGTAGACGAAAGTACCACCATCAAGAATCGTCAGGCCAAACGAACCAAGTCTATTTCAAAGCTGGGCCTTGGTGCGCGGTACAGGCGTATTCTGACCGGCTCCCCGGTTACCAGATCCCCTCTCGATCTCTATAGCCAGATGAATTTTCTGGACGAAGACATTTTAGGTTTCACTTCCTTTTACGCCTTTCAGGGACGGTTTGCCGTGGTTCAAAGACGCACCATGGGGGCTCATTCCTTTAACCATATTGTAGGGTTCCGGCGGCTCGACGAGCTTACGGAGGTTCTGGAGAAGCACTCCTTCAGGGTCAGGAAAGAGGACTGCCTTGATCTTCCCGACAAGGTCTACATGCGGCGTGAAATCGAATTGACGAAGGAACAAAAAAGAGCTTACGAGCAGATGAAGCATTTTGCACTGGCGCGATTGCAGAGCGGAGAACTGTCTACCACTAAGAATGTTCTGACCCAGCTTATGCGGCTTCAGCAGATTTGTTGCGGTAACCTGACTGATGACGCAGGGGTCATACATCCCCTTCCCTCCAACCGGATTAACGCGCTGCTTGATATATGTGACGAGATTCAGGGTAAAGTAATCATATGGGCGACATGGACGCGCGACATTCGCTCGATTGCCGAGGCCCTGCGTGACCGCTTCAGCGTACAAGCGGTTGCAACGCTCCACGGTGAAACACCTGATTCGGAACGCCAAAAGGTCGTGGAATCTTTCCAGGATCGGCAGTCTGAATTACGTTTCATCGTGGGGCATCCTAAAACCGGCGGCTACGGGCTGACCCTGACGGCGGCAACGACCGTCATATATTACAGCAACAGCTATGATCTGGAATTACGCATACAGTCGGAAGACAGAGCCCACCGGATTGGGCAGACCTGCAAGGTGACCTACATAGATCTCATCTCGCCCAAGACCGTGGACGAAAAGATTGTACGGGCGTTACGGAATAAAATTAATATCGCCGATACGATATTGGGGGAGAGCGCACGGGAGTGGCTCGTCTAGATAGAACGTTCTTTAGTACTAGGGCGCTGACTCTCCAAGAACTGCCGTATTACTTCTGCCATGATTCTAGAGTCGGTGCCAAAGGTAACGTTAGGCATGTCAGGCCAAGGAGAGTAATTCCCCATTTTCTTTAGGTAGTCTATTGCGTCTTTGTGGACTAT